GTATCAACGCAGAGTACAACAAGGTACAAGTTTGAAATTTTTTTTTTTTTTTTTTTTTTTTGAATGCGGGCAGGTAAATAGTATTAACCAACAAAATTGGCTGTACTAATCCGTAACAAATATAACGAGCGGGTAGTAAATCTGTCCATATCAACCAAGTCCAATGATTCACTAACATATCGCGGCCACCTAGAGGTTGGCGGCGATGGGGTCGCAGCCAAGGACAACAGCACCCTCAAAGTTGTTACCAGTGCAACAAGCTGATTGTTGGGAGCAGCTCTGGCCAGCGAGTGCTAACACGCTGACTGGCGTGCATGTAAGACCGGCGGTGACTGCAGCGGGCGCAAGGACACTCAAGAGATCCGAGAATCCATGGGTCTTGGCCGCATCTTGGACAGCAGAGCTGTCAGAAGGCGCGTAAGAATTGCAGCATTGTTGGGTACCACCGTTGCAAGAGTTGTTGATAGATCCACTTCCACCGGGGCGAGGGAGAGCGGCAACGAAGACAGCCATGGAGGCAGCAACAACGAGAGTGAGTTTGGAGAACATGTTTAAAATGACAGAAGTATAGTGAGTGGAAGGGTTTGATTTAGTTTGTAAGGCAAAGACAATGCTGCGCGCGCCTGAAGTGTTGCGCACCGGTCACAACGACGATTCCTCGCCTGTTGTTTCTTGGTGGACCACTTCACATTTCCAGGTTCATAGTGACCATCATTTTCTTTGCGATCAAGAGAATATGAGAATTTTGGCTCTGGTCTGGGTCCAACATCGGCAAGGAATTGCTCGAAGCTGGTAAACCTAAACTCAATTCCACGTCCTGACCAGTCCGCATAAAGGTGCGAAAACTTTGGATTGCATCTTTTCTTTGCAGAGTGATAAGAAGTCCACTCTGGAGTGTTACTCCATCCGTGAACAAATCCTGAATTATTTTCTTTAATCAAACACCCGCAGCTTTTTACGCTGTTGGTTTTGAGGTGATGAGCGGCCACTATTTTTTCATGTCCGCACTCGCAACGGCACAGCCATAGAGACTGTCCTGTTTCATTCTTTCCCTGGTGGGAAAGGATGGTCATCTTATTGAACACTTGTCCTGTTAGGTCTTGGAATCTCATGTTTATAGATTACCAAAGTTCCTAAGGTTTGTCAAGGAGTTTCTGTTAAATAAGAAACTCCTCAACTTATTGAATCATTACGAGATAGCGCTTGCCGCGTCAATCTCCCTGATGCGAATTGTGGTATCTGGTCCCAGAGAGGTCGTGAAGTGAACACGGTACGCCGTCCAGCCAGGGATCAAGCCCTCAGGATCGCTCACAGAAGGTTCAACGTTCTGACGGATAGTGCACTTGATGTTCTGCCATTCTCCCTCACCGAAGTCGGTGTCGCCCTGTGCTCCAAGCTTGATGCTGTAGATGCCATCGCGCCCGAAGATGTAGGTACGCAGAGCAGTCAAGCCGGTCACACCCTTGTAGTTAGCGGTCTGAGTAACCTGATTGGTCTGGAAGAAGTGCACGCCTGATCCAGGCAACTCGATCATTTCTGTCAAGTCGGTGCTGATCAGGTCTTCCATCTTGGCCTGCCCCACTGGGGTGTGCTTCAAGATGTCGATAGGGCTGTTGTTCGATACGTCGCTCAACACGTCGCCAAGGGCGAACGGGTGAATTACGCCAGCAAATGACTTGCTTGCTTCGTCGAACGGACGAACGCTGCGACCTGCCAGAGCCTGGACGCTGTTACGGATTGCGTTCAATGACAGTGTCGTGAACGAAGTCGTAGTAGCTGCTGCAAGCTGAGTCAGAACGCTTGGGTCTACGCCGTTTGCGCCGTCTGCAGTTGTACGAACCAAGCTTGACAGAGACTGTCCAAGACGGTACGCCATTTCGCGAGCGACGTTCTCAACTGTGTTATCAATGGCTGTTGCCAGTGATAGAGATGAGAAGTTAGCGTAATCAGCGTACTCACCTATGGTTGCCACGACGTTAAGAACGCTGATAGAAATTGAAGAACCGACCGTACCTTCTGCAGTTTGTGCAGTGTTAGGTGCGAACGGGACGTACATAAACATCTCGTACTGATTACCCGACTTAGTCGGCAGATCAAGTCGCTCAGAGCAGGCGACAAAAGGCGTTTGAGCCTTTAGGTTATCTCTGAATTTTTTATCATAGAACTTGACTGTTGACTGGGGCAAATTAGACTGCTGGTTGCCCGCTGGGGAAAAACTCATGGTGATTATCTCCTTGTGAACGCAGAGATACTCCTTCTCCTCCCAGAGAAATACATGCGTGTTTCAGTGCCATAATGCGCATCAGCCGTCATGAGTAATCCGACTCACTTAAACTGCGCTGACAAGGTCTTCGTCAGCGTTTCCCTCAGCACATAACTTGGTGAC